AAGTCATGAAACGGATAATAAGGAAAGTATAGAAAAGGTCTTAGATCAACATGAAAAGGCAAAAATGGGTATATCTATTGGAATAGATCTAGGTTGGAGAAACTTGAAACAATTTATCGTTTTAGAAGATGACGATGTTATGATAGTTGGTGGACGTCCTGCTATGGGTAAAACAGCATGGGCGATAAGTTTGATCAGGAACCTAGTGTTTCAACAATCGAAATCGTTGATATTTTTCTCGCTAGAAATGAGTAAAGAACGGATCATTCGCAGGATCATATCTTTAATACTTAGTATTGACTCAAACAAAATAAAATTTGGTCATTGTAACGATTACGAAATAAGTAGAATTACTGAGTTAAAAGAAGATCCGGTTTGGCAGAAACTTCACATATTAGATGGATCTCATTCGGTTCAGGATATTCAAAGAGAGGTTTTGAAAATAAACGCTAAAGAAAAAATAGATCTGATCGTAATAGATTATCTTCAGAAAATATTAGCTGAACGTAACGACTCTCGTTATCAGGAAGTTACTAAGATCTCGAATAATGTAAAACGTTTAGTAATGTCTCAGAGAATACCATGTATTGCGTTAGCACAATTAAACAGAGACGTAGCTAGATCCGGAAAACGACCTTCGCTACCTGATTTAAAAGAGAGTGGCGAAATTGAGCAGGACGCAAGTATTGTTACTTTCCTTCATCGTCCGGAATACTATGGAGAAACTATGGACGCTGATGGTAATTCAATGGAAGGAATAGGAGAGTTTATTACAGCTAAAAATCGTGATGGATCAGTAGGTATAGTTGAAATGAAAGTTGATCTTCCTACGTCTAATTGGTCAGATTATAAAAGAGAGCAATATCAGTTTGAAAATGAAGAGGCAGAAGAGTTTTAAATTGGAAGATAAATTCGTCCCTTATTATTTCGGCAAAAACCAAATAATAGTTTGGTATGTAATATCCGGTTTTAGCTGTTTTAAAATAAACATGAATTAATGAAAAAATTGAAACCGAAAAAATGTAGGTATTGTAAATTAGAATTTATGCCTTATAAATCAACTCAGGTTGTTTGTGGTATTCAATGTTCAATTAAGTACATAAATGCTAAAACAAAGGAGAAGGCTCTTAAAGACGCTAGAAAGCGTAAAAAAGAGGGTTTAGAGTTATTGATGACTAACAGCCAATGGAAACAAAAATTTCAAGTCGTTTTTAATAAGTATATCCGGATCCGAGACAAATACAAGGGTTGCGTATCGTGTGAAACTTCTCTTATCAATAGAAAATTTGACGCAGGGCATTATTATCCAACTACATACGAAGGAATAAGGTTTGATGAACGTAACGTTCATGGTCAATGTGTACCCTGCAATCGTGATAAACATTCGAATACTCATGAATATCGTAAGCGTATAACCAATAGAATAACTCCTGAAGATCTAAAGTGGTTAGACGAAAATCGGCACCGAAAATTAAAACTTTCGACACCTGAAATAAAAGAACTGATCGAAGAGTATAAAAAAAAGATAAAACACCATGAAAATAAATGACGTAATTGACGAAATAAACGAAATAATAGTTTGGTATAGATCTCTTCCAATGGATTACACCGGAATAAATGAACTAATGCACCAAAGGGTACAAATGGCAACGTTATTAACATACTTTTCAACAGAGTTAGGCGAATACCGGATCCAATGGAAAAATGCTGAGGCTGAAACGGAAAGGGTTAGAAGATCAACAACAAAAGAGTACCTAGACTCAGGTTTACCAATGGGTAAATGTCAGGAATACGGCAAGTATTATTCTATTGAACAATATGCAACTGAAAAAAGGTATGATGGTGCTTTTAATTCTATGAGGTTTTTCTATGATACGACTAATGGGGTAATTGACGCTATGAACCAACATATCAGCAACCTGAAGAGAGAAGAAATGGCTCAAAAAACAACGCAAGTATAAAAAAAACTTAAATTTTTGTAGGAATATAAATTTATTTTGTATAGGTTTGTTTCATAATTCAAAAACATAACAAAATGTCAGTAGCAAAAACAATATTACAGCAAATGGGTGGAAATCAATTTGCTGTCATGACCGGATCAAAAAACTTTATAGCCGGAGAAAATTCGTTAAGCATGAAATTGTCTAGAAATTCGTCAGGTGCTAATTACCTGAGAATTACCTTAAATGGCAAAGATCTTTACGACATGGAATTTATTTCTATTCGTGGAACCTCAATGAAAACGAAACATAGTTTCAATGATCTTTATAACGACATGATCGTTGATATATTCGAGAAAACAACCGGACTCTATACAAAACTATTTTAATCTGAAAAAACATGGCAAATCAAAAATTAAAACTGATTACAAAAGATCCGTTTTGGACTAAAGTAGAAGAGAATAAAAAAAGGTGGAATGAATTACTTTCGGCTTCAAAATTATTACTAGAAAATCATTTAAAAGTTGAGGCTTATAATGTTGAGCAAAGAGTTAATCATGAAGTATCGGTTTTCTGTCAGCACCACAATATTTCGCTAATAAAAATAAATAACAAAATAATAAAAACAAATAACAAAATAACCTAAAAATAGAAACATGGCACAAGCTAAAAAACCTCGATCTGTATTCGAGTCGTTGAACGGAATAAACGTCAACGAAAAAACAGAAAAAAAAGGAAACCTGACGTACCTAAGTTGGGCATGGGCATGGTCTGAAGTTAAGACCTTATATCCTGATGTTAGCCGTAAGGTTTACGAAACTCCGGAAGGAATGAATTACTTTAATGATGGTAGAACAGCATGGGTAAAAGTTGGGGTAACGATCAATGAAATAGAGCATATTGATTATTTGCCTATTATGGACTTTCGTAACTCTTCAATCGTTGCTGAAAAAATAACAAGTTTTGACGTCAATAAAGCAATACAAAGATCCACTACAAAAGCATTGGCTTTACATGGACTCGGTTTGTATATCTATGCAGGAGAAGATTTACCGGAAGGTTATGAGGTTCCTGAACCACCGAAACCTAAATTAGATAATAAGCGTTTAGAGGGTGCTTTAAAGTCTATTGAGGCAGGAAATTTCTCAAAAGAGAAGTTGTATTCAATGTTTACGCTTACAGCAACTCAGAAGAAAAATGTGGAAACCTTCGTGAAGTCATTAAATAGTGAAACTAAAAAAGACAAAAAAGATGACAACACCGATAAGTAATTTAATAGTACGTTGTTCTTCTTTGTCAAAGATAATGACAAAAGGAAGGTCGAAAACGGATCCGTTAAGCGAAACAGCTAAAAGCTATATTCAGGATCAGGCAAAAGAGGTCTTTTACGGCATCGAAAGTAAGTTAGAAGGGAAATTCTTAGAGAAGGGTATTCGAAATGAGCCTATCGCTATTGAAATGGTAAATCAGGTTAGATTTATGGACTATCGAAAAAATGAGATCCGGAAAACTAACGAATGGTTAACCGGAGAGTGCGACATAGAAGGAGACGAACGTATAATTGACGTAAAATGCTCTTGGTCGTTTGATAGCTTTCCTGCGTTTGAAAATGAGGCTGTAAAAATGCTGAAGAAATCAGGATATGATTGGCAAATGCGTGGTTACATGATGTTATACGATAAGCCGTTAGCAGAGGTTGTTTGGTGCATGACTTCGACACCGGACGATCTATTGACAGCGTGGGACGATAAATCGGTTCATAAAGTTGATCATATTGACGTTGAGTATAGATTGACTTCAGTTAAAGTCTTTAGAGACTTAGAGGTAGAGAAACAAATGAAAACGCAGTACGATTTAGCCAACTCGTATTTTAAAAATTGCTTGGCAGAACTTAAAAAGAAAAATAAATTACAATGGATCTAATTGGTAAAGTGGTTATGATTTTCCCTAAAAATCAAATTTCGGACAAATTCGCAAAGCGTGAAATCGTCATAGAAACAGAAGATGACTATCCTCAGCAAATTATCGTTCAGTTTACTCAGGATAAATGTGAATTACTAGATGGTTTTATGGAAGGCGAAAACGTCAAAATAGGAATTAACCTTCGGGGTAGAAAGTGGACGACTCCACAAGGCGAGGACAAATGGTTTATCTCAATTAATGGGTGGTATATTGATGCTATCAATGAAGAAAGTTTCGATCCTAAGAAATACGCTGAAAATGAGGCTGACAAAGTTTTCGAAGAAGATATTGCAAACGATATGGCAGACGATCAAATAGACGATCTTCCATTTTAAAAATTGAGATATGGCTAAGAAAAAAATAGATCAAATAAAAACTGAGCAATTACAAAACTTGGTTAAAGATTGTAGAAGTATAATAAATGCGTACATAAAGGAAAACGATATGTCAGTACATGGGTTTTCTAAGATGACCGGTGTACACCCGAACCAAATGTATCTGTTTTTAAAGGCAGATAGAGGTTTAAATTTAACTACAATGCAGAAAATAGGCGAAATATTATCAAAATAATTTCTCGTTTAATTACATGATTTAGAGGCACTTAGAAATATTTGCCTCTTTTTTTTGCTTTTTTTTCGTAATAATGTTTGCATGATAAATTAAATTTGTATAGGTTTGTTCTGTTCAATTAACAATTAGAAAACATGATCAAAGTAAACGGAAAAGAATTAACACCAACAGAAGTTATTGAAACCGGAAAAAACAATCTTAAAAGGCTTCATAAAGTAACTTATAAAAATGGTGCTGATTTAGACGAAATAGAATATAATAAAGATTTAATTAAAAGAACGCAAACAAAAATTAAAATTGAGGAAATTGAAAATAAAATGAGAACATTTTGCTCAAACAAAGAATATCAAAAATTGCAAAAAAAGTTAATTAAATTAAGGGGATATTAATATTGAATACTAATCTTTAAAAAATAACAATTAATAACTAGAAAACATGACAACAAAAGCAAAAAAACAGACTCGAAGAGTAGGAGTCGCAGGGGGGTTTATCAATCAAATGATGGGTAACAACCAAACACTACCAAAAGTTGGCGAAGGAATGACTGAATTAATGTATTCGGATCGACACGCATACGAAGTTTTATCTATTAATGGAGACTCATGTATGGTGGATCAATATCGTCCTAAAAGAGTTGATAATAACGGACTATCTGAGTCGCAGGACTATGACTATAAAGACTTATCCGGACACCCTCAAAAATTAACATGGAGAAATAAAAAAGGGGGTTGTTGGTGTTGGGAAACCAAAGAAGTAAGAATAATTCCAAAAGTTCGTAAAGAGATAGAAGAGAAATCTAATGAACGTTGGATTGGCGAACAAATGTCAGAAGTTTTAGGATCTGAAATTTACAATGAAGTTTTCAGAATTGACGCACCTGAAGGAGAAGGAACTTACTACAAAGGCATGAAACTCGTAGAAGGAGTTACAAAGGAATACACTAACTACTATCCGGTAAGCGTAATCTTTGGAATAAAACAAGAGTACAGAGATCCTTCCTTTTAAAAAGTAGATCGTAAACAAATAATAATTATTTTCGTCCTATGTTTAATGTAACATGGGACGAAATGTTTACGTATTTATCTGAGCAGGAAAATTGCAGGGTAGATTATAATGGTCATATCGTTTTAGATCTTCATAAGTTCTTAGACATTATGGCTGATTTGATTTCGTGCCATGATCCAAAAGATAGGGCAAATAGTATCGCTTGTAAGTCATTAAAAGGATCTTTACATAAAATCTATGAAGGACACCGGAAAGGTTTTGTTGAGGTAGCTAACAGCCGTAAAGTAAAACCCTTCTCGGTTTATGCAGTCTAACTAAAAAATCGTATATTTGTTTCGTTATGTTTTGAACTTCTAAGGACGTCATTCGATTTCATCAGGTTAATCTACTAAGACGTCCTTAGAATACTTTTAAGGCAATAACTTGTTTGAAACACAGATCAACACCAAAAAACATTAATTATGGCTGACAAAGGCAAAAAAGCGTATAAAAAGGCGAAATGGTGGCAGAAACTTATTGGGGTTCCTGCAATAGTGCTATTTTTCTTTTTATGGGTAATTGATAGGGCAATTCATATTCTCATGCCACATAATACGCATAGATCATTGAAGGATTGGTTGGCAGAGCCGACTAGCTTTAAATTGACTATCGCTAGAATTATCATTTTTGCTATTCCTATTGTCGTCTATAAAATATTTTTCTAAATGGCTAAGAAGAAAATAGAAACACCTTTGTTGGAAATACATTGGGTAGGTATAGATACCTTAAATGAGGCTGAATACAACCCTCGTAAAATAACACCTAAGAAGAAAAAAGAACTCAGGGACTCAATAGAAAAATTCGGTTTAAGAGATCCGTTAAAAGTCAATATGCACCCTGATCGAGAAAACGTCTTAATATCCGGACACCAACGTTTAAAAATAGCTAGAGAGTTAGGTATAGATAAGATACCGGTAACGTATGAACATTTGCCGTTAGATAAAGAGAAGGAAATGAACCTTCGTTGGAATAAAAATGGTGGCGAATTTGATATTGAAATGGTTATTGATATGGCTGACCGGACAACTCTTTTAGATATTGGTTTCATGGCTAAGGAACTTCCAAAAGTATTGACTGAGTT